TCGGCGTAATGTTGCTTATGCCGATGTCGGCATAAAGCCCACACGGTCAGGGGCTGCATGGCCGGAGCCCTGAAAAAGAAGCTCGGTTTGAGCATCGTTTCCGAGAAAGCCGATGGCCAACAACGTACCTACCGCATCGCCTGAGGCTCACATGAAGAACATCACCCTTACCGTCGAATGCAAACCCCTGACTGTGAAATTTGACGGTCAAGAGATCGAGGTCCAAGAGCTGAGCATCCGCCTGCCATTCGGACGCAAACCCAGCGACATCACCGACATCGCAGGCTGCGGCGACTACATCGTCTACGTCACAGAGACACGAGAGATGGAACCCGAAGAGTTCGACGGGTTCGCCATGAACCTCTACAAGTCCCGCGACTGGCTCAAGGGCAAGGGCGGCTACCTAGGAGAAGGACGCTTGTGCGTCCAAGTGCACGCGCCCGGTCGCCCCTACCTGTTCATCGATCCATCTGGCGGGGATTACCCGCGCTACGTGGCTCGATTGGGGTGATCTATGCAAACGTCACAAGTACACGACCTGGTCAAAATCCCTGCCTCCGAAAACGAGTCGTGGGGCTTTTGGGGAACGATGGGCGGCTACGCCAGCATTGCTTGGCCCATTGCCATGACCCATATTGCCAAGACCACCAGCCAGCCGCTTGAGTCGGTCCGTGCATTCCTGGACAGCAGTCATGGTCGTCACTTTGCAGATACGGTTCAAGACGCTCTTTTGCGCAGCCCTGACATGCACCAGGCCGTCGCACAGGCCAGCCAAAAATGGATGAGCTGGACGATAGGGCGCACGATCCAACGCAACTACGGAATCCCCAAGGGGCTGCCATACCTGACCGGGTTTGTGATTCAGAGCGCAGTGGATCAAGACTGCGGCTGATCCAGCGCCTCATGCTCACGGGCCTGCAGCTCTTGTTCCGGCTCTGAGTCACCGGCCTCTCGAACGGCTTTCTTGCCGGTGTATTCCTCCCAGCGTTTGACGATCACGTCTACGAACTTGGGATCGAGTTCAATCAAACGAGCTTGACGCCCTGTCTTTTCGCATGCGATCAAAGTGGTTCCCGATCCACCAAACAGGTCCAACACCACATCCCGACTTTTCGAAGAATTGCGAATCGCTCGTTCCACCAGCTCAACCGGCTTCATGGTCGGATGCAAATCGTTGACGCGAGGCTTGTTGTAAAACCAGACGTCTGCCTGATCGCGATCGCCACACCAAAAGTGATCGGTTCCCTGCTTCCAGCCATACAAGATCGGTTCGTACTGGCGCTGGTAGTCAGCCCGACCCAACGTGAAAGTGTTCTTTGCCCAGATCACGAAAGTCGACCACTTGCCACCGGCATCCAACCAGGCCTTTTGCAAGGTATGCAGCTCAGATGAACTCATGCAAACGTAGCAAGCGCCCTTAGTAACAACCAGGAGGTTCACGCACGCGTCGTACAGGAACTGGTAAAACCCGTCGCCCAGCGCATCGTTGAGGATGCGGCGGTCTTTGCCGCGCATCTTGTCCTTGGCGTTGTTGCCATAGTCCACGTTGTAGGGTGGATCAGTAAACGCCATGTCGGCCAGCTGGCCATCCATCAAACGCTCGACATCATTCAGGACGGTCGAGTCACCACAAAGCAAGCGATGGTTGCCAAGGATCCACAGGTCGCCCGGCTTTGAGACAGGTTCCACTGGGGTTTCCGGGACTGCGTCTTCGTCGGTCAGACCATCGCTTTGTTCATCGCCATTGAGAAGCTTGTCGATTTCCTCATCACTGAATCCCATCAGATCCAAGTCGTACTCGGCAGCCTGCAACTCAGCCAACTCCAGCTTCAGGAGTTCTTCGTCCCAGCCTGCGTTCTCGGCAATTCTGTTGTCGGCCAGGATGTAGGCTTTCTTCTGGGTGGGCGTCAGGTGTGCCAGTTCGATGACGGGCACTTCTGTGAGCCCCAACTTGCGGGCAGCCATCAATCGGCCATGCCCAGCAATCACTCCGCGGGCACCATCCGACAGGATGGGGTTGGTGAAACCAAACTCGGCAATGGATGCTGCGATCTGAGCCACCTGGCCATCGCTGTGTGTGCGGGCGTTGCGCGCATAAGGGATGAGCGCATCCACCGCGATCATTCTGATCTCGGGAGTCATAAATTCCTTGGGGGGATTGGGGGAGGTGCAAACCCGGTGCGAACTGCAAACCCGGTTTTTCAATCTGTCGCTATCGAAATCTCGGGCCTTTGCCCCCCGCATAGGGATTTGGCGAGGAAGGACCCAGAAATTTGTGTGGAGGGAGTGGCCTGCACTCTTTTCCACACCATAGCTGAAAATGTACGCTCAATTGGGCTGAAATGCTGCACAGGGTAAATTCGCGCATTGCCTCATATGCACCCACATTGCCCCCCAACTTGTTCAAATCACGCCAATTTACGCGCATGAGTTGATTGCATCGTTGAGCTTGTCGGTGACCAGTTGCATGGCCTTCTTCCAACGTCTGGCTGCAGTGTTTCGATCGCAGGCAAAGCGACGACCGATCTGATGCCACTCGTATCGCTTGGCCCGCATCCAGACTAGGTGTCGTTGCTCCTCCTCCAACCACTGAACCCAACGCATCGTCTCGAGCATGCGTTCGACCGCCTCAGGGCCGGGTGGCATGGGGCGATAGACACGCTCAGGGTCCGGGTAGCGATTGGGCACTTGCATGGCAAGGCTCATCCAAGGGCTTGCATATCCCTGGACACGCACGGGAGGAAGTCGGTAGGACGTGTAAGCGGCATCACTAAAACGTGCTGCCACATCATCAACAGTCCAGATGGTGATCGTCTTAGTCATGCTTGCCTCCTGCTCCATAGAGACGCTCGCCAATGCGCTTGATGAACTCACGCTCGAGGAAGTCAAGTCGCTCGTCTTGATCGGAGATGACCAGGATGTGTTGCTCACGCCAGCCTGAACGCTTGACGGCATCCAGGTCAGTCACGACAGGCTGCACCTTTCCAAGAGCGCAGCGATAGGGTTGTGCTGGGACTTTCATCTCACACCTCCTGTGGCATCTGGCGATCGTGGGTCAGGTAGACCAGTGCAATCGCATCCGCTTCGTTGTCGTCTGCAGGATTGTGGCCACGTGCTTGTGCGCTCGCGATCATGTCCTCCTTTCCAGCGTTTCCTTTGCCGGTTGCGTGCTTCTTGATCGTTCCGACTGGCACGCCTTCGTAGGGAATTTGATGATGCTCACACCAGGCAGTCAGTTGACCCATAAAGCCACCGTAGGCATGTGCGGCATCTACCCCCGCATGTCTACGCACTTCCTCAAACACAACCAGGTCAATGCCTGAGGTGCATTGCTTGACGTCTGTGAGCCAGCGTTTGAATTTCAGGAACCGCATACCGCCTCCCTCAAAGCGCTGAGGCTTGAAGGATTGGCTGCCGCTTGTGATCTGACCGTCTGCATGCATCAATGCCCAGCCAGTCGTTGTGCCCAGGTCCAGGGCAAGAATCGTCATGTTCATTTCGTCTCCAGTTTTTTGCTGGGTGACGGGTTTGACACGTTTCACGGTTAACTCTCTATCGTGTGCGTACGCGCACGCGTGAGGGGTTAATCAGTAAGACTGTCAAATCCGTCACCATGGGTTTGTTCAATCGTCTCGGTACGGGTAGCCGCCACCGATATGAGGCTTAGGTCGTAGACTGATGCCCGCGATTGCGCGCGCACCGCCATGCAGTCGGCACTTCTCGAACTTGCGGGTCGACATCAACTCGGAGAACCGTTTGATCGAGCCGACGTACTCGCCAGCACGCTCAGCCCATTCACGCCAATCGGTAAACAGATCTGAGACGCCTTCGCGATGGGTCTTGCTCAAGATGCAGCGCTCTTCAATCCATTGACCCAAAGCGTCTTCCGCTTCGAAATACTCTTCGGTTGCAGAGACCACGCACTCGGGTGGACGCAGGCCATCGCGTTGCCAGGCCAGGCATCCTTCGACCGCCCAGGCCAAAATACCGTCACGCTCCGCGTACAGTTTCTCGGTCAGCTTGCCGTCACGCCTCTCAGGCGGGATCGTCACCGTGAAGGGGATAAGGTGCAGACGCCGCTTCATGGCCTCGTCCACATTGCGAATCGAGGGCTTGTGGTTGCCCGCAATGAGCAACTTGAACTGCGGGATGTACTCAAAGAAGTCTTGACGCATAAAGCGCGCCGACACCTTGTCACCACCCGTGATGGCCTTGACCTTGGACTCGTTCCAACGCCTGCCTTGCTCGGTTTCCACTGATGCCACGAAACGTGCGCCGCGCAGACCAGCCAGGTCGGTTGGGTGGCGGTCACCTCGAGCATCCATGAACGTGTCCATGGGTGCGCTCGTGGCGTAGTCGCCCAAGATGCTGGCCAAGGTGTTCACGAACACCGACTTGCCGTTCGCACCGGTTCCGTACAAGAAGAACAATGCGTGGGCGCTGGTTGCCCCGGTCAGGCAGTAACCCGCCATGCGCTGCAAGTACTCCTGCAAGAGAAGGTCGCCGCCGGTCACATCGTTCAAGAATGCCTTCCACTGCGGGCAGTCACCCCTTGGAGTGGCCGTGGCAATCTTGGTCATGCGGTCAGCTCGGTCGTGAGGACGCGTCACGCCCACCTTGAGATTGACCACACCGCCAGGGGTGTTGAGCAAGAACAGGTCCGCGTCCCATTCCTCGGTGGTAGAGGCATGGCGGCGATCTGACCTGGCCATGCGATCGACACCGCCCACGGTGCTGCTGGCCAGCAACTTGGCGGCCAGGCGATGCGAGTCCACCTTGAGCGCAGCCTCACGACAGATGGCACGAATGAGGTGATGCGACATCAATGTCTCATCGGGCTGCCAACGGCAACCAGTCCATACCAGCCATTTGCCCCAGGCTGCGCAATATCGCCACTCATCCGCGTATCGGGAGGTGAACGCCAGCGTCAGCGCATCGTCGGTCGCCCACACCGTGGCATCCTGCGTTGTCATGGCCTTGGTGGACTTCACACACATGCGCGGGCCAGACGCAATGAACGTGTCAACGTCAAAGCTCTCGGTCAACGCATCGGCTGCATCCCATCCATCAGCCTTGTCATCCGGCGGCAAGAGCACATCGCACGAGAGAGCGCCAGCGTCCAATACCGCCTGCGCCGCTGCCATCGCGTACTCCCAGCCCGGCTTATCCCGATCAGGCCAGACCAGGACGACCTTGCCCGCCAGAAGTGACCAGTCAGTCTTGTCCACCGGTGCGTTGGCTCCGTGCATCGCCGTCGTGGCCGTGATGCCTGCGGCAATCAATGCCTGCGCACACTTTTCGCCTTCAACCAAGATCACCCGTTCGGCAGCAATCATCCCCGGCTGGTTGTAAAGCGGACGAGGATCAGGCGGAGCCATCTTGCGCCGCTTGGCATCCCAGGGACGGAACTCCTTCTTGCCTCCGGGTGGGTCATAGCGGTAGACGACGGCGATCAGGTGGCCGGTGGGATCAAAGTAGTCCCACTTGGCCGTAGCTGGTCCCAACTCATCGACCGGAGCTTCCTTCTTGGCCTTGCGGGTTTGGGTGGGCGCAGCCTGTCCAACCAGTTCAGCGGCATAGTCAAGCACCCGAGGAAAGTCAGCCTGAGCGTCAGCGCCAAGGTAGGCAGCGATCAGATCAAAGATGTCGCCGCCGTCACCAGTGGCTCGATCTGTCCAGAGCCCCGCCTTCTCCCCGTCAAGGACAACCTCGAGGCTGTCACCAGGACTGCCCAAGACGTCCCCGATCAGGAACTTGCCTCGTCGCTTCTTGCCAGCAGGGAACAATCCCGCAAGAACCGATTCGAGTCGATCAATCAGCGATGCACGCAACTGCTCTCTGGTGGCATCCGTGTCTTTGTGCGCAGGGGAGTCGTTGTCATTGAAATCAAGCATCCGACTTCTCTCCCCCCACCTGCATCCATTCCATCAGCTCACTCACTTTGAAGCGAACCATCTTCCCGACGCGGTAATGCGGCAGACCAAGACGCTCACGCTCTTTGGGGTGTGTGAAAAGGTACAAAGGCATCTTCAAGCAGTAGGCCGCCTCATGTGCATCGACCAGCTTTTCGCTGAGAATTTGATTAACGTCCGTCATTGATTTGTCTCCAGCACCGGTCCTGCCATGCGCACATCCGGCATTCAAAATGAGTGGGGTCTTGGTAAGCGCGAGCGAGCAATTCGCCCGCGTCGGTCGCAGAGATCACCTTGAGCGCACGGTCAGACATGCGCTGCGCCAATGCCGCATCAAAGGGCACCAACTCGGTATAGATCTCCATGCTGTCGGCATTGACTGCCGTGAAAACCGCAGGGTTTTCATGCAGCTCCAGATAGGCCTGGTACAGCACCACCTGTGCGTGATAGATCGGCTTTGAGATCGCCAGCTTGTTTTTCTCGAGGTCACGCCAGGACTTGGAGCCAAGGCATTTGTTCTCCCACAAGGCGGGATACTTAAAGCCGTCAGGTCCACCAACGATCACACCGTCAATGTGGCCAGCCAAGC